CAGTTTTTTTTATTACACCCGCGCTGACCACATTGTCGGCGTTCTCGCTGCCACTCTCACGCTTCTCATTATAATATCTTGCAATAATCATATGTTTGGCTCCAATTTCAAGAACATTTTTTATTTTAGCCAACAATAGGTGGTCGTATAGTTTACCATCATCAGCTTTTGCTGTTATTATAACATATGCGAATAAATCATCCACTTTAATATATTCTACATTTATTAATTTGTCTATGTCAGCATTGCCCGAAATCTCAATTGTATCACCACGAGATTTAATAATATCATCCTTTTTATGATAAATCAAATAATTTTTAGATTGGTTAGCTTGATCTCTAAAATCTCGACAGTATTTATAATATTTGCCTTCCGGATCACTATTATCATCGGTATCTTTGGTGTCGTTACTATTAGCAGCGGCGCTGTTTTTCAAATATTTTTCATTAAATATGGATTTGAATTTATCAGTATCCATGTAAAAATTTAAGTTTAATAACCAATACAATATTATATATAAAATATTATCGTTTAATTCGCAAATATATAGTATATTCACATATTAAATTATTAATTTATCATACAAAATCCAAGATAAAATGAATTTAGAACTTTCGAAATTCGATATGCGGTCCATCAGTTTCAAACCCAATGAAAACAAAGGTCCAGTCATTGTGCTTATTGGCCGCAGAGATACCGGAAAGAGTTTCCTTATTCAAGATTTAATGTACTACCACCAAGATATCCCGATCGGCACCGTCATTTCGGGAACGGAAGCGGGAAACGGTTTCTTCGGAGAACACGTCCCCAAGCTCTTCATTCACGACCAGTACAATACCGCAATCATAGAAAACATTTTGAAACGCCAGAAGGCGGTGCTAAAACAGATGAAGAAGGAAATCGAGACATACAAGAAATCGACCATTGACCCGCGCACGTTTGTGGTGCTGGACGATTGCTTGTATGACAACAAGTGGACCAAGGACGTGATGATGCGCCTGCTCTTCATGAACGGTCGTCACTGGAAAATCATGCTCGTCATCACGATGCAGTATCCGCTCGGTATCCCGCCCAATCTGCGCACGAACATCGACTACGTGTTCATTCTGCGCGAACCCTACATTGCCAACCGCAAACGCATTTACGAGAATTACGCCGGCATGTTTCCAACATTCGAGTCGTTTTGCCAGGTGATGGACCAGTGCACCGAGAACTTTGAGTGCCTCGTTATCAACAACAACGTGAAATCCAACAAGTTGCAGGACCAGATTTCGTGGTATAAAGCGCAGCAGCACGGTCCGTTCAAGCTCGGGTCAAAGGAGTTCTGGGAAATATCAAAGGATATGAACTCCGACGATGAGGAGGAGAATTATGACCCGTCCAACGTGAAAAAGAAGGGCCAGGGTCCGCGCATTAAAGTAAATAAGACCCGGTGGTAATAAAGTATATTGCATTGTTTCATTAATATATAATGAATCAATGAATCAATGAATCAATCAATCAATCAATGAATCGAATCGAATCGAAACGAAACATGCTAATCAACTTCTTCCAGGTCCCTTGTCGAACTGGCATTATCTTGCGCCTGCCGCTGCTTCTGCCGTTCCAGGATTCCACTAAGACCATGGTCGTTGTCAGACGATGTGACAATATTCTCACCCTCAAACAACTGTTTCCTCACCTGTTCCGAGGTGCTGAACAACTCGTCGTCATTCATGTGAGCCACATTTACCAGCTCCCCTTCTTTAGTCAGCGTTTGTGTGAGCTTGTTGCCCGATTTCTCCGCATTGCGCTGGTTCTCCTCCATCGCCTTCTGCTTCGCATCCTTCACGCGCTTGTCGAATTCCTGCTTCGCCTTCTCTTCGTTCGTTTTCTTTTCGTTCATCAGCTGGTTTAGCGTCTCCTCCATGTATTCTACACGCCCAGTCTTGTAGGCCTCCGGGTGAAACGGCATCCACATTCCCACCGGACCGACATAGACATCGTGATTCGGGTCAACTTCGCGCAGCAGCTTGCACCTCAGCTCCGCTTCTTTTTGCGTGGGATACACGCCACGAACTTTAAGACCGCGAATGGAGGTCTGGAAATCGTGACGAGAGTTGAATTCCGCCTCCAGCTGTTCCTCGTGATTGTCGACGAATGTCTTGTACTCGTCAGCAATGGACGTCTTTAGGAGTTCAGGTTTCTCTTCTTTGACAAATGCCTGAAAATCCTCTGACAATTTGTTGAAATCCAGATTGTACTTGTATGCAATGAAGTTGATAAACTGGGTATACTTCTCGACTGCCTTATTGAATTCCCACACTTTTAGGAATTCCCGGAAATAAAAGTGCTCTTTTTGTTCCAGAATGTGTTCCGGAGACACAAATGACAAACACGCGAATTTTTGTCCAGCGATTGGCTTATCTTCTTCCAAAAGGTCAACATACTTAGGATTATCCTTTGTGGTAACACCGGATGGAGCGTTATTAGGCTTAGACGACATTGGATTGGTATATATGGTATATATAAGTAATATTATAAATATGTGTTATATTATATTATTTTATTATTTACGGCATGACAGTTTTAAGTATTTTTTAATGAAATAAACAAATAAACATAATAATAAGCAAAAAGGCAAAATAAAACGTCGTGCACAAATATTTTCAAATTCAAAGTAAAATATTTTTTTCTTTTCAATATTTATAAAATATCATAGCATATATAAATAACATACATCAAAAAGCAAATGTCAGGCATGTTTGATTTAGGAGAACTCGTAAAACGAACGATTAAGTATTTAGTCGAGGGTGTTATGGTTGCAATTGCGGCATACGCCATTCCCAAACGCTCGCTCAATTTGGACGAGGTGGCGCTGATTGCGCTTACCGCCGCGGCCACGTTTAGCATTTTGGACACTTATATTCCCAGTATGGCAGTGTCTGCGCGCACAGGTGCCGGCTTCGGTATTGGCGCCAACCTGGTCGGATTTCCCACCCCCTTGAAGCTGTAAGCTTTTCAAGTCAAAATAATGGAATAATTTGTCATTGTAAAAATGATAAATTATTTAATGATTTAAATATAGGTGATGCGCTAATGCAATGCCTATTTATTATTTATTATGTGCTGTGGTGTGGTGAGCGTCTCACGATGAATGGTCCTGTGCCACATAGTCGTAATAATCGTCGTATTGAATGTCGTGGTCGTCATCGTTGTGTGTATTCACTTGTGTTGGTTCTTCACCTTCATCTTGAGCGCGTGTATCTTGTTCACCACCATTGACCATGTCGCAATTTTCATTATTATTGACGCCGGCATTATAACATCTGCACGTAGAGCACCATTCGGTCTCTCGAGACGAAGTGCATCGAGAAGAAATGAAAGGCACAATGCTGTTGCCATTTGCAGCAGAAGCCAGCATTGACATCATTTTTGAAACGGTTCCTCCGCTTGGGGAATAGGATGCTTCGGGAGACATGCGGTCATACCCGGTAAGCTCGTTTCGGCGGATGCTGCGCTCATCATCGAGCTCTCTGAACCTGTCTCCGGTAGGCTGGGCGAACGACAAATCGGTCACACAGCCGCCTAATCGGGAAACGTATAGCGTGAGATTCACCTTGTTGTGGTTGCCAATCAACAACATGATATAGTCATACGCATCATATGCTGATGTAAACGATAATGAAACAACCGGCCACTTGTCATTGTAGTAATCATACATGGGGCATCGAGTGCCACACACGATATAATTTCCAAATCGATATATCATATAGAACCGCCAGTCGATGTCGTAATACTTTTTCTTTGAAACGCGCGTTCGAGTGCCGCCGTTCTCACTCTTTACCTTCTTTTTAACGTCATAATATCGCTTTACCGATTCTTCTATATAAAGAATGGGAACTGCGGGACAACTTCCGTTGGCATTGTCGTAATTTGTCTTCGTATTCGTATTGGTATGCATAATATATTTCGAGTGAGTATATTTGTGGTTCATAATGGTAACATGCATTTAAATTGTTTTTTATTTTTTATATTTATACATAATAAATAAATAAAATTATATACATTTCCAATACTTTTAACCTTTAACGTTTTAACGTTTTAACAATAAAAACTCATGAAATTGAAGGATTTTGCAATCATAATTAGAACAATTGGTATTATAATTCTTTTTGCATTATTAGCCGCAGATGCTGTAACAATCCCGTTCTTTATTGTAGTCATGGTAACCGTAGGCTACTTATGTTCCGCTATTTCTTGCGTTGCCCCACTATTCTCACCCTCAGTAAAACACCACAAGATAGTTAATTATTTCATCGCTTTGTTGGGTATAATTGTTATCGTAAAACACTTCGCCCGTGGATAATGATACCACCAATCAAAATCTAATCTCAGATGTATAAGGCTGGACGTCACCATTTAAAGTGCTTGGTGGAACGCCCATAGGCGGGGAGATTTGTCCAACAACGCCAGCGGCACCACTCGCCATTTGCTTCTGCAACCGCTTCTTTTCTTCAAGGTCCCTATATTGTTTTGCAATGTATTTATCAGATGAACCCAGTCCTCCGCGACCACTGTCATATGAATACGGCGTGGTGCCAAAAATATCAGGTCGAGCAATGTATCCATATTCGCCCGCACCTTGCCCGTCGTAAAAATAGTTGACCGTATAGACGTTTGCCGCGCGCGAGCTTGGGGCAGGTCGACTTTGTTTACTGCGAGTTTCCGCTGCATCATCGCCGTGCACGCCATCACCGTCTTCATCGCGCCGCCCCCCATTGGCACTTTTCTTGTTCTTTACAGGATAATTTCCGCGAAAGTATGCACCAACGTTTGAATAGCTTTCGGCAAGAGGAGTGATCAGCACTCTACCCTTGCTCGTATCCAGCACCATTATGCACATTGCCGAATTAAACGGTTTCACCAGGTAGTCGCGATTGCCTTCCGGTGCATGAGCTGGATAGAATGGTGGGTTGGTCATTCCAAGAAGGCTCACCGCCAATTTTCCAGATTCGTTAATGTCGATATCCTTTTTCAGCTCGAGCATATAATATTTTGTGCAGAGCTTCAACTCGCTCTCAAATTTGGGAATTCCCATCTGCGACATCTGGTCCATCTGGGCCTTGGAAGGAGTTCCGCATTTTTCTTTCGATTGTAGCGTATATTCAACCTTATCGGAATCCAGCACAGTGTTTCCATTCACTGCAATTTTTATGTCGCCTGCATTTGGAAGCATGAAGTCGTCGCTATATAAAAAATACAGCTTGCTTCCACTTTTTATTTTAAATGCAGATGCAGGTGTAAAACTAAAATCGTATTTCACGGTAACGTCAGTTGCTTCGGGTGTATCATCGGTGAGTGTCAGTTTAAATTTACAACCATTCGCCAGAACGTCGCCCTTGTCGGTGGTCGATGCAGCCGTCACTCCCGGAATATCGACCGCATCATGAATCCTGAATGATTGTTCCGTCCGTATTTCAAATTTCACAGGTGTAGCGACTGGTGTGTATAATCCTGACAGTTTAAACGAGACAGGTTGTGCAATCGTAAAATCTTTAATATCGGATGTATCGGCCATAATGATTTTAATTTTCGTTTCTCCGTCGCACGGCAGTATGGTGCCTCCGCCGCTCAACAAATCACCCAAATCGTTGGAATCGCACACGTTGGTTACGCCATCCAACATGTAGCGAGCGGCACCAGAAGACGACGTAATTGTGGTAATTGCAAGTTTCTTAATATCAGGAACTTTCATTTCTTTCGGGAGTGTCAAAATCATGACGCCATCCTTTTTAAGCACAAGCTCGGTAGATACTTCGAGAGAACCTGTTTCGACACCGCTTGAACTGTTGAATTTGAATGCGGGTGTTTCGACTCCGCTTGAACTCTTGATTTTGAATGCGGTAGTGGCGGCAGTCGTTGACGCTTGCATATCGGTAGCGCCCTCAATTACGCGCCAGTCATTGTCGCTCATTCTCCAAAAAAGTCCCACCGCGAGAATCACAACAATAATTCCAAATATACTAAAATATGGTTCGCGTATCATTTTCACGTTATATGTATATATATGTATAAGATTCTGCAATATTTTATAATTTTTATAATTTATTATTTATGTTAATATATAATAAAATTGACAATATAATTGTAAAATAAAACGTAATACATAGCCAACACCACCAAAAAACAACGAATAACCATCAAAAGCAATGATTAAAACTGTCGTAAGATTCGCCGGCGCGTCTGCCGCGGGAAACACATCATCTATACTCGTAATGCGCAATTCACTCGGACAGAATTACAGTCGCGGAGTTGAACTCAGTTATGCCGAGCTTGCGCGAATTCTTCCGCCAAAAACCACGTATTCACTTATTCCAAGCAACGTATTTCAAACTACTGCACGGGATGGCGCGGTAAGCACACTCGCATTGTCGGAATGTGAACGTATGCTGCGTTCCAATGATGCGCTTCAACACAATCACAGCATTTTCGTTGGCGGAGACCATTTGACGAGCATGTGCACAGTGCTTGCGTCACTAAAGGTGCATGGTAATGATTTCAAACTGCTGTGGCTGGACGCGCACGCCGACATACACAACGCGAAAAGCAGTCCGAGTCACACCAAGCACGGTATGGTTGTAAAAATGCTTACTAATCACAAATATGCGGGCATTCCTCGACTTAACCCGTCGCAAGTTCTCTATGT